GGGAACTCGATGGTCCAGGGGACCGTCGACGTGACGATCTTCGGGAAGACCGAGGCCGGGGTCGACGCTCTGGCTCTGATCGAGGCCCAGGTCTTCGTCCTCTTGCACGATAAGACCGTGACCGGCCTCCCGAACTTCGACCGGGCGACGATCCGCTCGTCTTCTCGAGGAACCCCGACGATCGAGGGCGAGTACCTTCGCGCCGATTCGACTTTCATCATCGAGGGGACCGACAACTCGGCCACCTCATAGGAGATTCTGACCATGTCCACCCTGCTCATCGGCTCCGACGGCGACGCGAGCCTTCCAACCGGCTACAAGGCCGTCTTGAACACGTTCTCGGCCACGATCACGAGGTCGACCCAGGTCCTCACCGGATTCGGCGACACCGGCCACCGGCGAAAGTCCTCCGGCGTTCTCGACATCACCGGATCGGCTGGCGGCACGCCCTACCACAACGCCTCAGGCTCGAGTCCGATGGGGATCACCTCCGCCGCGACCGGCGGAGCGGTGACCCTCACTTTCGCCACCGGGTCGACGCTCGCCTTCGACGCGGTCTTCAGTTCGGTCGCGTTCGCCTCGACTCAGGACGCGACCCAGACGGTGACGTTCAACTTCGAGATGAACGACTCGGGTGGCCCGACCGTCGCCTGGGATGAGACGCCGTGATCGAGTCCCCGGCCAGCCTGGCCGCGAAGGGTCTCATCCAGCCCGCCTCGAGGGTCTGGCGCGTTCGGCTCGTCTTCACCGACGGGACGGCGCGCGTGGTCTGTATCTCGCCGAGTCGCATCGACGAGGGCGAGGCGATTCTTCGGGCGAAGCGGCACGCGGGGATCGTCGACGATTCGATTCTGGACACGGTCGAAGCGGAGAAGGTACAACGGGACCTCCAGGCCACGCCCTTCGGCATGGTTCAGAAATAAAGGAGACCCGATGCAACCGATCCCAGTCACCATCGCCGACGAGACCGTCCTCGTTCCTCGCCTTCGCGTCCAGCAGGTGATCGACCTCCAGACGCTCCGGCACGAGAGCGACCGCCGCGACCTGATCCGAGACCTCGAGGAGGCCGGAGTTCCCGCCGAGGACCGCCTGGCGAGGCTTCGGGAGCATCGCGAGACGGCGGGCCTCTCGTCGGTGATCGTCCGGGCGGCGTTCACCGTCTCCGGCGCGTTCCAGATCGTGCGGCTCGCGATGGGCGGCGAGTTCCCGGAGTCGTTCGCGGGCCTCGAGCCGACCGAACTCTCGCGGATCGCGCTCCAGTGCATCGGCCTCGACCTCGAGGACTTCGGCGACGACGACCAGAGCGAGAGCAGGGCCGAGGGAAAGGAAGCGGAGACCACCGGAGGAAGTGGGTCCGCGACGCCTACGTCCTCCTGAAGTTCCTACCGGGGATCGGGGACCCTCTTCAACTCCCGATCGACGAGTTTAACGAGTACCTCGCGCAGATTCTCGACAACCAGGAGACCGCGACGGGCGGCACTGATTCAACGGACCACCGCTCCTTCGTGGAGGAGCAGATGAGGCGAACGCATGGCGTCTGAATTCAATCTCGAGGTCGAGATCATCGCGCACATGGAGATGTTCGAGGCGTCGATGAAGAAAGTCGAGGGCCGGATCGGCGCGACCGAGAAGAAGGTCGGCGACATCGCTTCCGAGCAGAAGGGAATGGGGAAACTCGTCAAGACCGCAGGGAAAGCGGTCGCGGCGTTCGCGGCCATCGAGATCGGAGCGAAGGCGGCGGCGACCGGCGGCCAGGCTCTCCTCGGAATCATGGACGCCTTCGCGGGCGAGTCCGAGGACGCGATGGCTCACTTCGAGGGCGCGCTTGCCTCGGCGAAGCAACTCCCCTTCGGCATCGGTGGCGCGATCGACGCGATCCACACCCTGAGCCTCGCGATCGCCGGAGTCGACGAGCAGCTTCGAGATATCGCCGAACTCGAGAAGGGTCTCCTCGAGTTCGACAACGCGCGAAAGGCCGCCGCTCAGCAGTCTCGAGCGATGCGGGACATCTACGAGGCGACGCTTCGGCAAGTGAAGATCCTCGAGACGGCGAGCGAGGCCGAGAAGGTCCGGGTCGGGATCCAGCAGCAACTCGCCATCGAGATCGCGAAGGTCGAGGACCAGGTCGAGAAGGCGACGGCGGATGTCGGGAAGTTCATCAGCGGCGTCCTGGTAATGAGCGAGAAGACGGCGGAGACCATCAGACGAAACGGCGAGAAGACGATCGAGCAACTCGAGAAGGAGGCGGCGATTCGGATCAGGATCGCCCGCGACCTCGAGGAACAAGTGAAGAACGAAGAGCGAATCCGAATCATTCGCCAGAGTCAAGCGGACCTAACAAGCCTTCAGGACCAGATAGCTCGAAAGCAACTGAGGAACGACGCGGAGGCCCTGGCCCTGCTCGAGCAGCGGATTCGACGCCGCGAGATCGAGCGAGACTTCGCCCTTCAGATCGAAGAAGCGGAGAAGGCCGGGGAGGATCACCTCGTTCGCGCCCTCGAGAACGCGAAGCGGCTGAAATTGTTCCAGCTCGAGCAACTCGAACACGTCGAGAACCGGGCCAGGGCCGAGGACGCGGCGAAAAAAGCCGCCGAGGAGGCGGCGAAGAACGCGGAGAAGGCGGAGCAGGAACGAGAGAAGCAACGCGAGAAGGCGATGAAGGCCGAGGAGGCGTTTATGAAGTCGAAACTGAAGGCGGAAAAGGAGATCGGGAAGGCTCGAGATGAAGCGAACGCGGCGGTCCAGGGTGCGACCGCGACCTTCTCGACGGCGGGCGGCTCGTTCACGTCGGCGGTGTCCGCTCAGGTCAACGAGGCGAAGATCCTCCAGAAGATCTCGGAGCAGTCGCGCGACTTCCTGGCTCAGATTGTCCAGAACACCGCGCGCCTCGGCGGCGGAATCATCGGAGGGTTCGCCTGATGCCGGAAGTGATCGAGAAACTCGAGTCGAGGAGCATTCAGTCGAGCGGAGGACGCGGGACCGGGACCCGTCAATTCTACGCGAGCGGATACACCGACCCGTCTCAGGTCTTCAAGACGTTCGGTACGGCAGTCGGAAGCCTTCGAGTCCCCGACAAGGGATCATCCTACCCGTCGATCCCTGGCCTTCTCGCGAAAGACTTCACGATCTCCCCGGTCGCGGGCCAGTCGAGCGTTTACGACGTGACCTGGACCTACGAGATGCTCTCGACCGAGTTCCTCGCGGCCCCGGAAGCCGAACCGCCTGAGCGGCTCCCGAACGAAGTGAACTACGTCGAACTCTCGAGCGAGATTCGGACCGAGTTCATGCTCGCGTGGAGGTCGGAGCCTCGGACGCCCTTCGGCGGCGACCCTGATCCGGACGACGATATCAGCGGGACGCCGGTCGACGCCGGCGGGACGCCGACGAGCATCATGAGGCGACGCCAGGAACTGATCCTGACCGAGACCGTGACCTCGGTCGACTTCGGGCGGATCTCCTCGCTCACGTTCAAGCGTAACTCGAACAAATTCCTCGGCGCGGATCCTGGTCGAGTCCTCTATCGTGGGGCCAGCGTGCGACGGACCGGCGTCGCCGTCTTCACGATCGCCCACTCGTTCGTCGACGATCAGTTCTCCCACCTCGAGCAGCAACCCTTGATCGACCAGAACGGCCTCGCGATCGACGAGGACAAGGATGGACACGCCGACGAGGTCTACTTCATTCAACCCTTCCCGAACAAGGGCGACTTCGACAGTCTCAGCCCAAACATCGCGAACTTCTAGGAGACCAGATGGCCGACGAAATCACTATGAGCGGGAGCCTCTCGATCTCCGCGACGAACTTCCGCGAGCAGTTCAGCCCCGGAACCATCTCGATCGACCTCGCGTCGAACAAGGGAGACGGCGGCGTCCAGGAGATCAGCCACTCGGGAACGGCGGCCCAGGGTGAAGCCCTCGGCGTGACGGATGTAGCCGTCGGCGGCGTCTGTTTCTTTAGGAACCTCGACGAGACGAACTACGTCGAGATCGGCTTCCAGGTCTCCTCGACCTTCTACCCGTTCCTCAAACTTCTCCCCGGCGAGTTCTCGATGGGCCGCCTCGGAAACGCTGCGCCGTTCGCTCGAGCGAACACGGCGAACGTCGACCTCCAATATCGGATCCTCTCACCGTGACCGACCTCCCCAGATTCTTCGAGGGTGAATTCGGGAAACTCGACTTCGCCACGATGAACGAGATGATGAAGCGGCTCGACCTGCTTCTTCCTCTCGCCCAGGCCGCCGCGAACGGTGGAGGATGGAAGGCCGGAGAGCGGTCGCTCGTCTTCCCCGTCTACGCGCAACGGAAGAAGGATCCGAGCGAAGACGGCGTCTACAAGTACGACTGGTGGGAGATCACCGTCGTCGAGGACCGGATGGGATGGGCCGACGAGAACACGGTCGACGAAGGCGATACGCAACTGCGCGCCGGATCGAACGGCCTGATCCCGTTCGACCCTCGCGACGCTGATCCGAATACCGACGCCTTCACTGATGGTTTCGCGATCGCGTTCGTGATCCGGTCGGCGAACACGGAGGCGAGTACCGGCGGGATCCGATGCGTCCTCTTCCCGCTTGCGATTCCGACGGATCCCGGCGTGGGATATGTTCGCATCGACGGCGACCCGTCGCCCGCAACGATCCTGGTCGGAGACGAGGAACGCGGCGTCCTCGAGTATCCGGCGACGTTCCTCCAGCCTGAACCAGGACCGGAAGGCGAAGCCGGGCTGGCGGTCGTGAACGCGAGCGCGATCGCGGTCGACCTAAACGCGAACTTCACCAACGAGCCCTCGATCGCCGGAAGCGAAACCACGCTGACCGAAAGAGCCTACGACGCCGGGACGATGTTCCAGGCGACGAAAGTCGGCGAAGACCGCTACGCCTTCACTCACCTCATCCGATTCGACGTGGCATGCACATGAACAGATACTCGCCCGGCTATCTCCTGACGACGAACTCCGAGGTCTATCGGTGCGTCGGTCAACCGATGACCGTCGTCGGACTCTGGGCGACGAACGTAGCCGGAAGCACGCGGCAATGGTTCGCGCAGCACGTCCCAGCCGACGCGAGTCCGAGCGACGAGTTCTCCCTCGCGTTCGATCAGACCCTGAGCGCGAAGGGTGCGACTCAGATCACGACGCCGATCATCATCCATCCAGGCGAAGCGATCTACGCTCGAGCGTCGGCGGTCGACTCGGTCGTCCTCACGCTCTACGTCGTGACCTTCGCCGACTACGTCGCGGGATCCTTCTGATGTACTACGCGGCGTGCTGTTGCAACGGTGGCCCTCCGGTCTGCGACTGCGGAGACTACACGTACGCGAGTGTTTCGTTCGCTCACGCTCACCGAAACGTCGGGCCGATCATCTACGAGGCAAAATGTGATCGAGTCTGTCGATACAACCACGCCTATTCGACGACGAGTCTTTCGACTTCTTACGTCGAAGCGAAGATCTACATGAAATGCGGGGGACCTCAAACTATCGACGGTCTCTACTCGACCAGCTACGTCAATCCTCCGTTCCAAAAATTTGATCCGGATTCCGTGAAGATCCTCTATTCGTCGTCAGGTCGGACCTTGGAGTCTTATCGCGGCGACACGATCACCGACTGCTGCGAGCCTCCCTTTCGATATCCGATCTGCTACCACCAGGGACAGCGGAACAGCTACCTGAGGACCGACATCACTCTTCTACCCTTCGACGTTTTGGATCCTGGCGGAGACGGCGGGATTGATTCCTTCCCGCGAATCGTGCCTGAGGCGTTGACCGTAGTTCGAAGAGGCGACGAGTTCGTAGGCGCGCCCGACGTGGTAACGAACCAGCCGAACAAATATTTTCGACTGACTCGGGCCAGCATGACCTACATTCTCGACGGCTTAAAAGACTACTATCGCAGAAGCGTCGACGGCTACATCGAGGAATACATCATTCCTTACAGGGTCGGCAGTACCCTTAATGGTGGGATAGTATCAGTCCGTCGAGCGATGGTCGCTCATCGGTGACGAATGCGACTCGCACGCGATCGGGACCGAAGTCGCAACTCTCGGAAGACGCGGATTAGGCGCCTATTACGATTTACCCTACGCCGACTATTTGAACATCTCCGACGATAACGTCGAATGTCCTGCGACGACCTACTTCGCGTCCTGCTGCGATCCGCTTAACCAGCCCTACCCGGCGACCTCCGGTACGATTGACTACACGACCGGGAGCGAGCAGGACGGCGGAATCTTCAGCNTGGAGTTCATGGATGAACCACCACCGACCGCCCCGTGATTCTTGCGAATGGCTCGAGGATGAATGCGGCCTCGGTCACTTCGGCGGGAATCCGACCGCGAAGAACTGCGCGGAATGTATGGACTACCGTGGACCTTCTCGAGGTCTCGGCGACAAGGCCGCGAAAGTGATCTCGACCCTCCGACTCGATACTCTCAGGAGGAGGACGACGGAGGACGGCGGCGGCTGTCGATGCGGGAAGCGTCGCGCCGCCCTAAACGAACGCTTCCCCAGCAAGGATGGAACCTGATGGCAGTCGCTCACGCTACGATCTTCGCCCGGCTCGGTCGGATCTTCGACCACTTCGCCAGCGTGAAGGCTTACAAGGACACGCTTGACACCGAGATCGCGGACACGGTCACGAACTTCTCCGGGGCCGACCTGGACATGATCGGCCTTCTCCTGAGGAACCACGAGATCCGGAAGGCCGACGCGAACGGAATCGGCGGCGATCTTCAGGCCGCCGCGATCAAAACGCTGATCGACACCGTCGACGACAACTACTCGATCCCGAACCGAAACACCTACGAGGCCGTCGCCGAACTGATTCGCCAGATGATCGCGGACTCGAAGACGGTCGACGGAAACACCGTTTCGGTCGGCTCCACCTCGGCGAACGGCTCGAACGTCGGGAACGGGACGCTCGTCTTCTCCGAGGTCGCGCCGGTCCTCGACCGCGCGAACAATCGACCAGGGAACATCGCGATCCAGACGATCAAGTCGGAGACGATCACCGCGAGATGCGAAGAAGACTCGACGGCTAGGACGACGCCCGAAGGCGGCGAAAAGTTCAAGGTCTTCGGCCAGCGCGCCGAGGATCCGCTTCACGAGGATTGGCCGCAGGGTTCAGGCTCGAGGGTGATGATCTCGGCGGCGTCGCCTCGAGTGAACGGAGGACGCGGGCCGGGGAAGAACATCCTCCATAATTCCGACTTCGAGGAATTCACCTCGAACGACCCGGACCACTGGACGATCGCGACCGGGACGGCGGGGACTCACGTCCTCGCCGCTGGGGCCGGCGGTACTCAGTCGAACGCACTGAAGATCGTCGGAGACGGTTCAACGAATCCGAAACTGACCCAGGTCCTTCGAACGACGGCGGGCTCGCTCGGTCAACTGAACACCGACCGACCCTACACGATCTCCTTCTTGGCGAAGTACGCGGTCGCACGCCCGACCGCGACGCTTCGAGTCTCCGTGACCTCGGACGGCTCGACCGTCTACAACGCGGGAGCGGTCGGGAAGGCGATGCAGCTCAACCTCCTCTCGAGCGCGATAACGACCTCCTACGCGCTCTACTCGACGAAATGCTTCACGCCTCTCGCGCTCTCGAAAAACTCGACGGTCACGATCGACTTCTCCGGGAACGTCGCGAACACCTCGCAGGTCTTCATCGACAACATCGTGATCGCTCAGATGACCCCGATGGGGAACGGCCTCGGATCTGTCCAGGTCATCCCAGGTGCGACCGCCTTCCGGGCTGGCGACGAGTTCACGGCGGCGATCACGAACAACGGCGAAGGAGCGATTCAGCAGGAGTTCGACCGCTTCTTCGGGATGCAGAAAAGCGGCCTCGCCCTTCCGGGGAACACGGCGGGCGGCGAGAACATCGCGGACAGCCTGATCTCGTGACCGGCTCGCCCTACATCTTCGACCCGCAGGCTCCTCGAGATCGCCGCGTGATCCGAACGAAGTCGAGGCCGTGGCATCGGACGATCGACCCCGGCGTCGACCAGGGTGACGGGATCCCGAACGACCCGACCATGATCGGAGGGATGCTTTCCTTCTATGTCGACTTGAAGGAGTCGATTGACACGACCGCGCCGGGCGGACCGGAAACGGTCGCACTGATCGAGAAGAGCATCGCTCACATCGTCGCGAACCTCCCGCTCGGCCCTGACCGGCCAGGAACGCCGCAGGGCGGCTCGGGCGGCGAGATCGGTGGAATCGCAGGCTACTAACAACAACCGCCGCAGCCCGGAGGCTACGGCGGCTGGTGGAAGGAAGAAAATCAGGGGCGGACGCGGACCTCGACGCCGATCTCGATCGCCTTCCGCATCACGTCGTCAAGTCTACGCCGATGCGGATTGTCGGGGGAAACCTGGACGACCAGCGCGTCAGGGGCCTTGCCCTCGAACTCGCAGAACTCCGACCAGATGGTCTCGGCTTGACGCTGAAGGACCTCGCGGGCCTTCTCCTTCGCGTCGGTGATGCAGATGGACTTGATCCGGTTCACGATCTTGTCGTCGATGTTCACGGTCTTCTTCCTTTCGTTCGAGTGATGGAGGCCCGGCCCGATGCCGAGGCCTCCCGTGATTCGTTCAGCCTCGGGGAAGAAACGACCAGGCGTCGTCGATGTAGACCTCGAAGCCGGTCTTCAGGCTTCGCGTGATCGCGATCCCGACGTGGGTCCGGCTGAATGTTCCGTCGGCGTCGATCGCGGGAACGAGTCGGGCGAAAAGCCGATCACTGTCGGCAAGTCGATGCTTGAACTCGAGGCCGGAGTCGAAGGTGAACCGCTTCGCATTTTCGTGGCACTGGGTGTAATTGCAGATCATGGTCGTCTTCCTTTTCGAGGGTGCGAGCCCGAACGCTTCGGGCATGAATCTATTATATCTGAAAAAAATGAAGATACAACCCTATAGAGCATAAAAAAGAAAAAAAAGAAAAGAGACGAAAGCAGAGCAGGAGGGTTGCATGAAGTGTGCAATAGTGTATAATTGATTCATCGACAACGACGTCGACGACCTAGACCTCGAACCAGAAGGAAGACGACCATGAAGAACTCATCCGACGCCTACAAAGACTCCGAAGGACGATGGGCTTGCGCCTGCGGTGCCAACATGGGAGGGCAATACCCGCACCAGTATCCAGACGGAAAGAACGTCATCCTCTGCGAGGACTGCATCGAATCCGTTAATCAAAACGTGCCCGACATCGTCCACCCGACCCTACCGCCCTGCTGCAACTGACCCTGAAAACTCGAAGGAAAAAAACCATGAGTAGTTACATTTGCGACAGAGAAACCATCGACCGAATCGTCGCCGCCCTCACTGCTGGCGAGCTGAACGAGTCACGCTATCGAGCCTGCGAAATCATTTGGGGACCTTCGGAAGATGTGACGGCCCGCCCGACTTCGGATATCGCCGACCTTCGAACCTACCTCGGTCGGAAACTCTGGAAGATGAACCTCGAAAGCGTGAAGGCTCGATATCCCAACGACAAGAACGGAAACCGCCCCGGGCCGAACGGATTCCACGACGAAGAAGTCGACGAGTACACCTGGAACTCGAACACGTCGCAAAATCTGAAAGCGAACCTCGCTGAGGTCCCGACTTTCCTCTATCAGTGCGATGAAGCCTGCGAAAAAGGAAGCGACGCTCCGCATCACTGGAAAGCGTTCTATATCCGAGTCGAGGTCGCTGCTGGTCGGGTCGCGCTCTACCACTGTCGAAGCGAAATCGAAAGAAAAGATCCGGACGTACCGGCTTTCGCTGAAGTGTTTGCCGCGTACCACTGAACGTATCTCGGGCCGCCGGATCCTTCGACCCGGCGGCCCTAGAAGACCGAAAAAGGAAAACAGAGAAATACGGGAAAAAAGAGCCTGAAGGGGTGGCGAAGGGAAAGGATGTCGCTATAGTAGGTCCATCGGCAACGACGCCGACAACCTCGAACCAGAAGGAAGACGACCATGAACCTCATCACCCTCGACCTCGGAAACAACGAAACCGCCTCCGCCGGTGTGATCTCCGAAAAGAACGGGACCTTCACCGCCGTGACGTTCTCGGCCTCGAAGAACTTCAAGACCCTCTCCGGGGCGCGTCGATGGCTCGCCCGTCGCGGCTTCACGACGATCGAACGCTGAACCACTCACCCAGAAGGAAGACGACCATGAAGAAGATCACGATCACGAGCGGGACCGGATTCCCGAAAGGCTCCGCCGTCCTGATCCGATGGACTGACGCCACCCTCCGGAACACTCACAACCCGGGGACGCGGTTCAAGTACCAGAGCGGCGTCGATGCCTCCGGCGTCGAGTACGAAACGAAGTCGCGCGGCGGCGGCTGGAGGGTGAAGCGATGAGCGACACCATCGACAGGCGACCCGGCTCCCCGGAGTTCGATCGCATCAACGGGGAGAACTTCTACCCGACAATCGAGCAGGAGCAGAAGAACCACGACGCGAAGTTCCTCCGAACGGAGGAGGATCCGAAGAAGGAACAAGTCGAGAAAACCGACATCTCGAAGATGATCGACTTCGAGATCGAAGTTCCCGATCTCGACTCGCTCTTCGACCTCGACGACGACGAAAGGATCGCCGCGATCGACGACGCCGAACTGATGGAAACAAGCCGACGACTTTCACAACTGAACCCGAAAGGAAGACCATGAACGAAATCACGACCACCACCACGCCAGGCGAGACCGACCTCGTCGAGATGGGCCGCATCTTCGCGGCCTCGGGGATGTTCCCCGAACACCGCGACGCGGCTCAATGCGCGACGAAACTGATCGTCGGACGCGGGCTGGGACTCTCACCCTACGACGCGATGAACGGCCTCCACATCATTCAGGGGAAGCCGGTCGTCGCATCGAACACGATGGCGGCGGCGATCAAGCGGTCGGGCCGCTACGACTACCGGGCGACGACGACCGACGACGCCTGCTCGATCACGTTCTTCGATCTCGGCCAGCGCGACGAGAACGGGAAACCCGCGACCATCGGGGCGACGACGTTCACGATGGCCGACGCGAAGCGAGCTGGACTCAACGGCCAGAACTGGAAGAAGTACCCGCGCGCGATGCTCTTCGCTCGAGCGATATCGGCGGGATATCGCGAACACTGTCCCGATGCTCTGGGGATCTCGCCGGTCTACGTCGAGGCTCACGGCGAGAGCGAGATCCCGCGACCGATCGAGGCCGAGGTAATCGAAGAGGTCCAGGCCGTCGACGATCGGACCGAGGAACTGGAGGCCCTGTTGAAAGCGAACCCGAACGGTGACGAAATCAAAACGCGAGCGATGGAGAAAGCCGATGTCGGCTCTCTCGCAGAACTCGACAACACTCAGACCGAGAGGATGATCGAATGGCTGACGAAGTGAATGTTCAGATGATCCCGATCGACGAGGTGATCGACCTCGTCGAGAAGCGAACCGGCTGGCGGCCAGAACTGCGAACGGTTCGCGGCTGGCAGAAGAGCGGGAAGATCGAAGGGAACAAGGTCGGCGGGCGCGTGTTCGTCCGGCCTGAATCAGTCGAGCAGATGCTCGACGGAAAGGGGATCGCATGAAGCACCCACCCGAAGAACTCAGCAGTCCGAACGAGGGGATCCCGTCGGCGGACCCTGGCGAGTACATGATGACGATCGCGAACTGGAAGGAAGACGTACCGACGAAGAGCGGCGTGATGAAGGACGTGATCGACTTCCACGGGAACGACCCCGAAGGGATCACGGTCGGCGCGTCGCTCTGGATGCGCGGACCGTACACCCGGCCCGACGGATCGCAGTCTCGCGGGACGCTCTGGCAATACCGAAAACTTGCCGAGGCTTTAGGGGCCGACGCCCTGGAGCAGTACCGAACGAAGGACGCGGACGGCTTCTCAGAGTTCAACCCGAACGACTGGAAGAGGATCCCGGTGAAGGTCACCGTCTCCTCCTGGGGCGTCGACGAGATCGAAGCGATCGGCGAGGCCGAGAAGCCGAAGGCCGAGAAGCCGAAGGCCGTGGACCCGAAGACCTTCGACCCGAACGAGATTCCATTCTGAACCCGAACGAAAGGAAAGAACGATGCCGAAGAAGTACATGAACGACTTCCAGCGCGTACAGGCTGGCAATTGGATCGAAGAGCGGAAGGCGTGGATCGTCACGGCCTCATCGCCGGAGGTGATCGCCCGAAAGGGTACGGAAGCACTCGGTCACCGGGTTACGTCGACCTTCGTGAAGTCGTACCTGACCGAGACCGAATGGTTTGATCGAATGAAGGCGGAGGCGAAGGAACCGAGCGGCGGCGACAACGTCGAGAAAGCGATGGCGATCACGATCGAGGTCCTGGCCGAGGTCTTCAGGAACGAAGACTTCTCATGCGAGGTCGCGCTCGAGGGGATCGAGCGAGCGAGGACGATGATCGAGTCGAAGGAGGCCGATCACCGGCAGCTCGATTTCATCACCGAGCAGCAGATGAAAGGCGGCTACGCCTGATGCTCGACGGAGCCTTCACCAGTCCGAAGATCCGCCTCCTCGCGGCGATCACTGGGAAGCCCTGGCCGCACTGCCTCGGACTCGCGGGCCTGCTCTGGCGGTTCGCCGCCAAGCACGCCCCGTCCGGGGCCGTCGGGACTCACTCCGACGAAGAGATCGCGATCTCGCTCGAGTGGACCGGCGAGGCCGGGGACCTTATCGAGGCCCTCGTCCGATGTCGGCTCCTGGACGAGGCCCCGCCGCCCGAACGCCTCCTCGTCCACGACTGGCCCGAACACGCTCCGCGGTACGTTCGGGCCTCACTCCAACGCCAAGGACTCGATTTCTCTCCGCGCTATGCCGCGCGGCACGATGCCGAGGATCTGCGCTACGATGCCGCCACTACAGTCCCAACTATAGACCGCGCTACAGTCGGGACTACTGACCCGACTGCAGTCGCGACTACCTCTTCCTCCTCCTCCTCCTACGCCTTCACCTCTTCCTTCTCCCTTATTAGAGCATCCGCGAGCGTGAGGGACCTCGCGGATCAGGTCTGGAACTGCTACCTCGCGGGGAGGAAGCAGGGGAAGAAGATCGGACTCCAGGCGATCGAGACCTCGATGAGGAGGATCGAGATCGAGCAGGGGAAGACGCTCGAGGAGGCCGCCGCGATGATGGCCGAACGAACGACGAACGACGCCGCTCGGTTCGTCGAGCAGATCAGAACGGGCGAGACCGAAATCCGCTTCGTGCCTCAGGGCGCGACCTACTTCAAGAACGAAAGATGGGAAGACGAAAATGAAGACATCTCCGCCGACCAGATCAACGCCGCCCGACTCTCTGATGAAATCGCCAGAGCGAGAACGTCCGGCGACGTGGGATGAGAACTGGCTCCTCCTCCGGAAACTCTGGCCCGACTGGAAGCCGACCGACGAGCAGATCCGCGAGGTCTGGTTCAGGTCCTTCGATAAGAAGCACGGAGTGAAGGGCGCCGACCGACTGAACCAGGACGCCCTTCGCGAGGGCATCCTGGCCGTCGCACGGTCGAAGCGATTCCGCGATCCGGCGTTCCTCGACATCTCCGACGCCTACCGCCACGAAGCGAACCGGGTCCTCTCCGAGATCGACCGCTCGAGGCTGGGGTCGGTCTCGGTGAACGAGCAGGTCCAGATCGAAGACGAGGAAAGACGGAACCGCGACGCGATCGAGCAGTGGCCCGCCGATCGGATGCTCGCCGCCCGCGAGACCCTCGAGCAGAACGTCGCCTCGTTTCGAGGGAAGTCGAGCGATCCGGCGACCTGGTCGCGGGTCTACGTCGGATTCCTGATCGCCGCCGACTCCGAGGCCAGGAAGGAGGGCGACGGATGCGATACCTGAAGGTCCTCCCGAAAAAGCGGAGGGACATCGACCCGAACTGGTTCGCGGTCTCGAAGATCCCCGACCTCGCGTTTCAGCTTCAAGGTCGAGTAATCGGGTATCGGTGGGTTCTCGAAATGAAGAACGCCGGGCGATTCGAGTCGGAGAAGTTCGGGAACGCCTGCTACGCTCAGATCGCCAGCCTCGAGCAGTGGATGGGATTCGAGCCTGGGGAGATCCACCGCCGCTACCGTCCCGACCTCGATGGAGTCCGATGAATGGGACGAGCATCACGAGAAAAAGGGAAACGAGGAGAGCGAGAGTTCGCCGCCTTCCTCCGCGACCTCGGCCTCGAGGCCCGCCGGACTCAGCAGTTCTCCGGCACGGAGGGAACCGCCGACGTATCCTCAAGCCTGAACGGCGTCCATCTGGAGGTAAAACGCTACGCGGGGATCGCGGCTTTTCGATTCTTAGAGCAAGCGGAGCGGGATTCAGATCCAGACGATCTTCCGGTGGTCGCCATGCGAGAGGATCGTGGCGAATGGGCGATCATGTTCAGAGCGAAGAACCTGGAGAGGATGGCCGCGACGATCGTCGACGCTCTCGAGATGTCGCGCGCCACCTCGGCTTTCTCACCGTCCTCGTCGCCCGGTGGCACGGTCGAGGACACTTCGCCCGGCTCCCGTTCGACGAACTAAAGAATATCGCCGTCCTCGAGGCCGATCGCCTGCTCCGCTCGAAGTACGACCCGGAGCGGTCGACGGTCTCGTCGTTCCTCTCCTCCTATCTCTTCAGCCGGGTCGAGTATGCGGTCGGCACTTCCCAGGGACGCCGCAAGCGTCGCGAGGGCTGGATCTCGATCACCGACCTCGATCCGCCCGCACGCCAGCGCGAAGCACCGCCAGAGCAGGCCACCGACTTCGAGGACGCCCTGAAGTCGATCCACCCCGACTTTCGGGACATCTGTCGACGACTGAGCGAAGGCGAAACGGTCGACGAGATCCTCGAAGAGATCACGGCCTCGCCTCTTTTCAACACTCTACAAGACGGCGATCTCGATACCACGCGGTCAGATCTTCTCACCATGCTCCGCGCTTCCGTTCGGCATCTCATCCCATGAACCAAGACCAACACCGCGAGACCCTGAAGATCGTCGTCCAGTTCCTCCAACTCGGGACGCTCGTCCTGGGCGTGGCCGGAATGTTCCTCTCGATCGGACGCCGCGACGCGACGCTCGACGTGAACACCGCCGAGATCCAGCAGCTTCGCGAAATCGCCTCGGATCTCGTGAAGACCTCGATTACCACCTCGACCACGAACCGCGAGCAGGACCGAAGGCTCGAGGAACTTCGGGACCGACTCGACGCCCTGGAGCGACGACCATGAACGAAGCCTTTCGATCGAACCCTCGGGCCGCCTGGCTCATCGTCGCCGCGATCTCGGCCCTGGCGATCACCTCGATCCTCTCCGCTTGCCAGGTTCAGGACCTCGTTCGAGTCGATGTCCCGGCGGGCGTTCAGGAGGCGATCGAGGTCGAGCCTCGGATTTCCCTCGCCGAGTCTGGCCCGGCCTGGGAAGAGTGGGCCGCATGGGTCGAGCGGAACTCCGCCCGATTCTCCGATGAGATCGACGCCGGGGAAGAGACCGCCGGACTGATCGCCAGCCTTACCGCGACCGGCCTCAGCCTCGGCCAGGACGCCGCCAGCACGCTCCCCGGTGGGGCGTTGATCTCGACCGGACTCGCCCTGATGGGCGGCCTCTTCCTGAAGCGACCCGGCGACAAGCGGCGAGAGGCCGCCGAGCGGGACGAGTCGTTCCAGGCTGGACTCGAAAAGGGCCGGACGATCTCCAGGGCGGTCGAGAAGGGCCTCTCAGCCTACGAGGGCCGCGAAGGGGCGGACTAGGCGTCCAGAACGCTCGAGGCCCGCAGGCGGGATCCTAGGGCCGTGACACTAACGGGGGATGACGGTGGCAGAATTCAAGACCTCGACAACTTCGCCAGGGTGCTATCTGGTCGACCTCGTCGCCGACGGCCCCGACTGGTCTCAGGAGTTCCTCCTCTCGAGCGATCGGCATCACGACAACGCCCACTCCGACCACCGGCTCGAACTCCACCACCTCGAGGAGGCCGTCGAACGCGACGCCGGGATCCTCGACATCGGGGATCTCTTCTGCGCGATGCAAGGCAAATTCGACCGGCGGAGCGACCTGAGCCAGTGCCGACCGGAACACCGCCAAGGCCGCTACCTCGACAGCCTGGTCGAGACCGCCGCCGAGTTTTTCGAGCCTTACGCCGACCGATGGATCCTCCTCGCCCCGGGGAACCACGAAGGCTCGATCCTGAAATATCACGAGACCGACCTGACCGAGCGACTCGCCGAGCGGTTCAGGCTGAAGGGGTCGCCGGTCATCTGCGGCTCCTACGCCGGGTTCGTCCGCTTCCGGGTCGATGTCGGCGGAGGCCGCACGATCTCGCGGGTCCTCTACTACATTCACGGCCACGGCGGCGGCGGACTGATGACGCACGGCGTCCTCAACACCCGACGCCGCCAGTCCTTCCTCCCCGATGCCGACATCGTCTGGAGCGGCCACACTCACGACGCTTGGAACGTCCGCCTCTCGCGGGCGCACCTCACCACCGCCGGGACCGTCCGCCTCGACGACGTTCACCACGTTTCGACGCCCGGCTACAAGGACGAGTTCACGCCGCTCGAGGGCTGGCACGTCGAACGCGGCGCGCCGCCGAAGCCTCTCGGGGCCTCCTGGCTCAGGCTCTCGGTCGACCACCACTCGAAGCCGACGAACCACCGNCGGCTCNGAATCGAGACCTCGGAGGCGAAGTAATGACGATCGAACCACGCCATCGCCAGATCCTGACCGTTTCGAAGAATCTACTCTCCGAGGAACTGATGGCCGACGCGATCGTGATCGCGATCACCCGGCGGAAGGGCCAGACGACCGAGACCTTCCTGGTCTCCGACGGTAACCTTCACACCGTGCGAGGCGTCGCCCAGTACGTCTACGACCAGTTCCTCGAGGATCCCGACTTCGAGGTCGACGAAGACGACGGCGAGATCGAGACCACCGAAGAAGAAGGCGAAGGAGGCGAAGATGGTTCAGAGTGATGATTGGAACCGAGACGACGGCGGGCGGTTCGGCCCTGGGAACAAGGGCGGCCCCGGCTGGGAGAAGGGGCGGCCCCGGCTCTCCCTGAAGATCGCCCTCGAGCGAGCGATCGCAAGCTCGATGCGGGAGAAGGATGGTCGCTCGATCCTAGACGCCCTGGCCGCGACCGCGATCAAGGCCGCCGCATCTGGCGACTTTCGATTCTGGAAGGAGATCATCGATCGCCTCGACGGGCCGATCCGCCAGCAGATCGAGCAGGACCAGACCATCACTATCGAGCGACTCGCCCGCCGACTGACCCCAGAAGACCAGGAGTAGCCGTGGCACTTTTCGAACTCACCGAGGACGGGAACCTCCTCACGATCCAGCAGGGCGCGACCTTCTCGCTCTCCGTGAACTACAAGACCTCCGCAGGGTCGACCGTGAACCTATCGAGCGGGTACACCGCCAGGATGCAAGGTCGGACGAGCCACGCGGCGACGGGGACCGTCTTCAGCTTGACCCAGGCCGGAGGGATCACCCTCGGCTCGAGCGATCCGAACATCGTGATCTCGATCGCGGCCACGGCGACCGACGACTTCGCGGCTCCGTCCTCGGGCGTCTACGACCTCGAACTCGCCGACGGATCCGGGAACGTCTTCCGCATCCTCGAAGGCCGCTTCAAGATCACGCCGGAGGTCTCGAGATGACGAGCGTCACCGTCTCATCTGCGCCGTTCCTGATCTCGGTCGACGACGCCGGGACAAGCGTCACCGTCTCGGCGACCGGTCCGGCGGGCCAGGGCGTTCCTGCTGGTGGGACTACCGGTCAAGTCCTGAAGAAGAGCAGCGGGACCAACTACGCCACCGAGTGGGGATCCGCCGGGTCCGGCGACCTCCTCGCCTCGAACAACCTGAGCGAAGTGAACGCGACGACGGCACGCTCGAACCTGGGGGCGGCGGCGACGAATCACAACCACGCCGCCGGGAACATCACCTCCGGCACTCTGGCAGTCGATCGGATCCCAGACCTCGCGGCCTCGAAGATCACCTCGGGGACGCTCGACGCCGCCAGGATCCCGACGCTCTCGACGGGCGGGATCTCTGGCCTCGGAGATTCGGCGACGAAGGATGTCGGGACCGCCTCCGACGAAGTCGCGGCGGGGAACGACTCGAGATTCACCGACGCCCGGACCCCGGTCGCCCACTCCGCCGACCTGGTGACATCCGGGACGCTCGCCGTCGCTCGAGGAGGGACCGGCGTCACGTCGCTCGCGATGGTCTCGATCCCCGCCGCCGCTGACGCCGCCGCCGCTCGGACGGTCCTCGGCGTGACGAATTCCGGCTCCTACACCGGACACATCGAGACCGGCGCGGTGAAGGAATTCACGCTCGACCCCGCCGTCGTNACGGCCCGAACGATCACCTCCGTCTTCATCCAGTCGGGGAACCAGAGCGGGTCCGGCGGCGGGACCGGGACGATCGTCCTNAAGGTGAAGCCGTCCGGCGGAGCGGTCGCGACGGTCGGGTCGGTAAGTGTCTCGAACTCTTCAGGCGCGCCCGGTAGTCTCTCGAACACCTCGATCGCCGCCGACGCCCGGCTCTTCCTCGATTGCACGGCGAATTCGTCCCTGGTCGATGTCATCTTCTCCGTGGAATACACCGAATGACCCCGCCGAGTCGATGGCTCTTCTTCCCGACTCAGTCGACCGGGCCGCTCCAGACGATCACGTTCACGATGTCCGGAGCGACCGGCGCGAGCAGCGTCTCATCGAGTGGCCTCGAGAAATCATCTCGACGACGCGAGTCTCTTCGCTTCGAAACGGATCGAACGCGGGAAAGATGCGACTATGGAACGGAAGCGAAGCGGCGAACGGGGCCAACTTCGACGGAACGGCGGGCTCGGGCGCAACGCTCCAGTACAAATTTACATCATCCACGACCTCCCGCGAGTGGTGGCACCTCTACGCCGTCTCGGTCACGCTCAACGGTGGATCGCCGATCGACCTGAACGCAACCAGCAGCAGCGGAAGCGGAGCGAGCGAGGATGTCGCGGGATCGGTCGACGGGTCATGCCAACCCGGATACGTGAACACCTCCATCGCGACAAAGGGTTCCGATTTTGCTCTCAACGACGTGCTAGTCTTCACCGTAACCGCTGCTTAGGAAAACCATGAACACGATCCAACACTACGCCGCCCTGCTCGACTACGTAAACTCGATGAAGACGCGGCTCGCCGCGCTCGGATACGACTTCAAGGAAACCGCGCCCCGGACCGATCTTGACGTTCAATTGATCGACGCCTTGGTCGCAACGGCGACCGCGATGCTCGCCGAGGCCGAGACCCTGAAGTCGATCGCCTACGACCCGACGCCGCCGGTCGAAGACCCGGACGCGCCTTGACGCGAGGCCCGACCGGGACGAGACTCAACTGAGAAGGAGACCGCGACCATGAAGACCGAGACCGTTCCGATCGAGTCCATCTCACCTGACCCGGCGAACGCCAGGAGCCACGGCGAGCGGAACCTCGAGGCGATCCGCGACAGCCTCCGCGCCTTCGGCCAGCAGAAGCCGATCGTCGTCGACGCTCGAGGGATCGTCATCGCGGGGAACGGCACGCTCGAGGCGGCGAAGCGTCTCGGCTGGACCGAGATCGCGATCGTCCGGACCGAACTCGACCCCGGCCAGGCGACCGCCTTCGGCATCGCCGACAACCGCACGGCGGAACTCGCCGAGTGGGACGACGAGGTTCTCCGCTCTCTTCTCGACTCGATGGACGACGATCTTCGAGATATCCTCGACTGCGACGATATTTCAAAGGAGATATTCGACAAGGTCGAACCATCTACGCGCGAACTCGATCTCGACTCGATCGATTGGCGTGTCGTCGTCGAGGTACGAGACGAAGACCACCAGAGAGAGGTGATCGAGAAACTGGAAGAGGAGGGTCTTAAATGCCTGCCGTTGATGTCGTAGTCGAATCAGGAATCGAACTCTCGACGCGAGCGCGTCAGGTCTGCGGGATGTTCGACTGTCCGCCCGCAGAGAAGCAGCGACTTGAATGGAAAGCGGAATTCCCTATCGAAGACCGCGATTGGTCTATCGGTCTTATTGTCGGACCGAGTGGGTCAGGGAAGACGACCGTCGCACGCCACCTCTGGCCGAACGAGATCTCGAAGTCGTTCGAGTGGTCCGAGCGATCGGTGATCGACGACCTCCCGGGAGATATTGAGACAACGTCTCGCTGCCTCAACTCCGTCGGCTTTAGTACCGTTCCTGCGTGGCTCCGGCCGTTCCATGTTCTAAGTAACGGCGAGAAGTTCAGAGTCGATATCGCTCGACGTATTCTCGAAGGCGACGAGACGATCGTCGTCGACGAGTTCACGAGCGTAGTCGATAGGAGAGTCGCGAAGATCGCATCGCACGCGATACAGAAGTCGATACGACGAGGAAAGAAGAAGTTCGTCGCGGTCTCGTGCCACGACGATATCGTCGAGTGGCTTCAACCCGACTGGATCTTCAGTCCCGATGAGAAGTCCTTCTCGTGGAGGTCGGTTCAACGGAGACCGACGGCAAAAGTCGAGGTGGCGAGAATCCCCATCGAAGCGTGGAATCTATTCGCTCCTTTTCACTATCTGAGCGCAGACCTAAACCGAGCTGCACAGTGTTTCGGTCTCTGGTACGAAGGAACTCTCGCGTCATTCATCGGCGTTATTCATCGACCGAATCGGTACTTCAAGAATATAAAAGCGGCGAGTCGTCTAGTAACGCTCCCGGACTTTCAAGGACTCGGACTCGCGTTTTATCTCAGCGAGACGATCGGGTCGGCGTACTCGGCGACCGGCTTCCGGTTCAGGAACTATCCGGCTCATCCGTTCTTCGTTCGATCGTATAACCGCAAGAACTGGCGACTTCTCCGGAAGCCGGGCAAGGTTCACACCCAATCTATTCAGTCTCTCCTAGCAAAAAAAGGCGCGTCGAATACATCTCGACCATGCGCCACTCTTGAATATATCGGGAAGAGGATGCCGGTCGAAGACGCTCGAAGGCTACTCGCAAAACGATGATCCTTTAGATCGAACCGATCGAAGACGAAATCTACGCCGGGCGGCGTCGAGTTCTTAACAAGTTCGGCGAGGAGTCGACGCGATGACCGATGACTTTAAGCCGATTAAGTTCCCAGGACTCGACGCCGCCCTGATGGGCGTCGCCTCGCAGCAGAACGGGCCGAAGTTCCTGGTCTACAGCGTCGAGAAGATTATCGAGATCCTCGAGCAGGATATGGACTACGACGACGCCCTCGAGTTCTTCGAGTTCAACATCCGAGGCGTCTACGCCGGGCCGGGGACGCCGTTCCTCCTAGACTCGATGGACGCCGCTCAGGCCGAAGAGATGCTCGCCGATGAGGGTTGAGATCCAGCCGATCGAGGACGCCCTTCACCCCGGCCAGACGAAGGTCCTCGAGGAGGCGGGCCGGTTCAACGTCCTCGAGTGCGGGCGGCGGTTCGGGAAGACTCACCTCGGGATTCAACTCGCGATCGACCGAGCCATCGACGGCGGCGAGGTCGGCTGGTTCGCTCCGACCTACCGCTACCTCGCGGATCCCTGGAGGGACATCGAGAGGATCCTGGCTCCGGTGATCGCGAAGACCGACCGGGTCGAGAAGCGGCTCGATCTGCTCTCGGGCGGGACGATCGACTTCTGGAGCCTCGACAACATCGACGCGGGCCGGGGCCGCCGCTACGACCGGATCATCATCGACGAGGCCGGGATAGTCCGAGACCTCGGCCCGGCGTGGCAGGAGACCCTTAGGGCGACGCTAGCGGACCGTCAGGGCGACGCCTGGTTCCTCGGAACGCCGAAGGGCCGCTCGTTCTTCCATCGGTGTTTCGAGCGGGGCCAGATCGGCGACGGCGGCTGGAAGTCCTGGAGGCTCCCGACCACCTCGAACCCGACGATCCCGCCGGAGGAGATCGAGGCCGCCCGCCAGGAACTACCGCGCCAGATCTTCGAGCAGGAGTTCTTGGGGATCCCCGCCGACGATGGCGGGAACCCGTTCGGCCTCGACTCGATCGCCGCTTGCGTCGGGNCGCTCTCGACCTCNCCGGTGAAGGCGATTGGGATCGACCTCGCGAAGTCGGTCGACTGGACGGTCGTCGCCGGACTCGACGAGGACGGGGCGGTCGCTATGCTCGAGCGATGGCAGGGGCCGTGGTCGGAGACCTCGAGCCGGATCGACGCCCTGGTCGGCGAGGTCGCCTGCCTCGTAGACTCGACCGGCGTCGGCGACCCGATCGTCGAGGGACTCCAGAAGACGCGACCCAGGCTCGAGGGGTTCAAGTTCAGCAGCACCTCGAAACAACAGATCATGGAGGGCCTCGCCTCCGCTTTCCAGACGCGCCGGGTCGCGATTCCTGACGGCTGGCTCCGGACGGAGTGCGAGACTTTCGAATATCAGTACACACGGACCGGGGTCCGCTACGAGGCCCCGACCGGAATGCACGACGACGGGGTGTGCGCGCTCGCCCTGGCTCTCCGCTGCCTCGACACCACGGCCCGCTCCGGGTTCGACTTCAGGGTCCTCTAGCCTATGCCGATTTCCGACCTCTTCGGACTACTTCAAAAGCGACAGACCAGCCCGGACAAGTTCCTTGCCTCGAGCGTGAACGTCGTCGCGGGCGGCCAGCAGGGCGCACTTCGCGCGCCGTTCAGCCAGGACCGAGGCGTTCGGGCCTACCGCTCCTGGGTCTACGCCGCCGCGACCATCAACGCGAACGCGGTCGCCTCTCTCCCGCTCAGGCTCTACGCGAAGAGGGATCAGAGCCTCCTTCCGACTCGAGCGATCGAGCGACGGCGGAAGGCGTACCTGATGGGCGACGGCCAGCGCGACCAGAGACCGTCCTCGAGCGTGATGCGGAAGGCGGCGATGTACGGCGACGACTTCGAGGAGGTCGTCGGGCCTCATCCCGTTCTCGATCTGCTCGGCGAGGCGAATCCCTTCCTGAACGGCTTCGACCTCGCAGTCCTTCGCGTCCTCTACGGGGAACTGACNGGGAACGCCTACCTCCACCCGGTGATCGACGAGGCTACCGGCCTCCCGTCTGAGATCTGGCCGCTCGCCTCGCACTTCGTCGAGGTGATCCCGGACGAGGANCAGTTNATTCGCGGCTACCTCTACGGTCAGAATTCGCAGATGAAACAGGTCTTCCAGACGGACGAGGTCATCCACTTCCGTCGGCCGAATCCCGGAAACCTCTTCTACGGTCTGGGGAAGGTGGAAGCCGCCTACGGCTCGATCGTCGCGAACGACGCGGTCCACGAGATGGACATCTCGACCTTCGCGAACTCAGCCCGACCAGACTACGCGGTCGTCGTGAAGGGGACTCCGAGCGGCGACCAGCTCGACCGCTTCCAGCAGCAGGTCGAGAACCGCTTGAAGGGCGCGCGGAAAGACGGCTCGTTCATCACGGTTACCGGCGACGTTCAGTTCACGCCCTTGAACTTCCCACCGAAAGACCTGGCCGGACGCGAGGAGATCGTCGAGGAGATCGCCGCCGTCTTCGGAGTCCCGGTCTCGATGCTGAAGGCGAACGACCCGAACCTGGCGAGCGCGACGAGCGGCTTCGCTCAGTGGCGAGAGGGGACCGTCCTCCCGCTCTGCCGAATGGACGAGCAGGAACTGAACCAGAGCCTTCTTCCGCTCTTCGGTCTCGAGGAGACCCACTGCCTCGCGTACGATAATCCGGTCCCGTCCGATCAGGCGTTCGAACTCCAGGAACGCCAGACCGCCGTCGCGGGCGGCTGGCGAACTCCGAACGAGGCGAGGCTCGAGGAGGGCCGAGAGCCGATCGTGAACGAGTTCGCCGAGCAACTCCTCGTCGGCGGCCAGCCTCTCGGCGGAGCGGCCCCGGCGGCCCCTGGACTCCTCTCAATGGACCAGCCCGAACCGAAGGAACTGAACGACGCCGCCGGGCCTGATCTCGGTTTCGCGTCGTCCCTGCTCGAGTCGGTCCGCGAGCGACGCCTGACCGGCTACGCCGTGGTGAAACTGCTCCAGGCCGCCGGGTTCACTCGAGCGATCGCCGAGAAGATGGTCGAGGCCGAGGAGAAGGCCGGGCCGAAAAAAAAAGTCCTGACGATGTACCGCCAGCCCGGCGACCTCTACGAGACGCCCGAAGAGGCTGAGCCGTCGCGGCGGTCCTGGGATGCTCGGGCCATCACGTCCACGAAGTCGACGGGCGGACGCTCTACATGCCCTGCGAGGCGATGGAGGACTACACCGACGCCACCGGCCTCGAACACGGCGACGAGGACGATCTCGATCTCGAGGACGCGAAGGCCCTGGACGACGTGGACCTGAAGCCTACCGCCGGGATGGCGGAACTAGCGGCCAGGGGCCTCGCTCTCCGCGAGGAACACGGACGCGGCGGGACCGAGGTCGGCGTCGCTCGAGCGAGGGACATCTCGAACCGAGCGAACCTCAGCCCGAAGACGGTCGGACGAATGGCGAATTTCTTCAGCCGCCACCGGGTCGACCTGGACGCCCCGGCGGCGAAGCCGGGCCACGACGACTACCCGTCCGCCGGCGTCGTCGCCTGGCTCCTCTGGGGCGGCGACCCGGCGAACCCGGACGAGGCCGGGGCGGCCTGGGCCGACCGGAAACTGGACGAACTCGAAGGCGCTCGAGGGAAGGCCGAGGGCGACCGGGTCTCGTCGACGCCCGCGAAGCCGAGCGAGCAGCGGGAAGGGTCCGACGAGAACCCGGAAGGGTCGGCCTCAGGCTCTCGCGGTGGGATCGAGATCAGCGACGAGCAAGAAAAAGGGCTGAAGAACAAGGTCGAAGAACACAACGAGGAACACGGCGAGAAGAAGGGGAAGAAGGTCGACCTGGGGATGCTAAAAGCGGTCTACAGGCGAGGGGCCGGGGCGTTCTCGACTTCTCACCGCCCAGGAATAACCCGGCAACAGTGGTCGATGGCTCGCGTGAACGCCTTCCTCTACCTGGTCCGGAACGGGCGACCGAAAAACGCGAAGTACGTCGGCGATAACGACCTCCTCCCGAAGGGTCATCCGAAGAAAGAAGACAAAAAAGCGAAGTGGCTTGACTGGGAGATGCCCGGCTGTAAGTGCAAGAACCACGCGGCGAAGGTCTACGAGTGGCCGGAGGAGACGAAGTGGCATCGGCTCGCGATCGAGGGCCTCGCGGCAGACTACGACCGCCTGAGGCCGAAGGCCGCGACCGATGAGCCGGACGCCGACGACGACATCCGGAGCGGCGAGCGGCGGACCCCGGCGATGTCGATCGCCGTGGTCGTCCAGGAGGGCCTCGAGAGTGTCCGGAAGCGAATCATCCAGGGCCTCGAGTCCGGCGAGATCGGACCGGAGGGCCAGAAGTCCGCCGGGGACGCCCTGGAGTCGGATCATCACCGGCGAATCGTCCGCGCGGTCCTAGCCGATCTGGTCGGAGCGCGGGGGAAGATGCTCGACGACCTCACGGAGGCGATCACCTCCGCCGCCAGGAGCGGCGGATCGGTCGGGACGGCTCGCGTGAACGAGATCCTCGGCGTCGCCGGGGCCGAACGGATCTCGACGCCCGCACTTTCGGCGGCACTCGAGAAGGCGATCGCCGGGCGGGCCAGCCTGATCGTCGCGAGCGTGATCGACGCGACAGTGACCGACGCGATCGGGAGCCTCGGGGGCGACTTCTCGATCTCGAAGGAGGTCGAGCGTCTCCAGACCGGCTACGGCTTCAGCGTCGACCGGGCCGAGACGATCGCCCGGACCGAATCCGCGAACGCCTACCACGAGGGCCAGGTCGATACCTGGAAGGAGGCCGGAGTCGTGAAGGGGAAGCACTTCCTAGTCGCTCCAGGCGCGTGCGAATTCTGCAAGACCATCGAGAAGCGATTCGGGGCCGCAGGGAAGAGCCTCGAGGTCGATGCGCCGATGGTCCGAGGCGGCGAAACCATTCAAGGGGCCGACGGCGGGACGTTCCGCCCGAAGTTCGACTCTCAGGGCATCGTCCACCCGAACTGCCGGTGCGACTTCATGCCCGTCCTGGAGGATCTCTGATGCAGAAGAAGACGCTCGAGGCGATGGTCTCGAAGAGTGACGGCGTGAAGGTAGACGCGACCATCACGACCGAGACGATCGACCGCGACGGCGAGGTCCTGATCTCTCAGGGGATGGACGCGGGCGAATACGAGAAGAACCCGGTCGTGTTTTATAATCACGACTACGCGCAGCCGATCGGGAAGATCACCGACCTTCGCCGAGCGAAGGGGAAGATCGACGCCTCGATCGAATTCGCTCAACGGCCCGAAGGCTTCGACGGCTCCTACTTTCCGGAGTTCGTCGAGAGCCTCGTCGACCAGGGAATCGTCAAGGGGATCAGCGTCGGATTCGTCCCGCTCCCTGGCGGAGTCCGGAAGGCGTCGACGAAGGACCGCGAGGACTACGGGGAGACGGTCCGCCAGGTCTACTCGAAGTGGAAACTGCTCGAGGTCTCGGTCGCGCCGCTTCCGGCGAACGCGACGGCCCTGGTCTCGGCGGTCCGGAAGGGCGTCGTCTCGCTCGAGGACGCGACCCGATGGCTCGACTTCACGCCGCCCGCTCGGACGATCCAGATCCAGGTCCCTCGNCGGGGCCTTCTTTCGACCCTCTGAACGTACGCCTCGACGAGGTCCGGACGCGGAGCCGAAACGGCTGGAGCGGTGGATCATGAGGCCCGAAGATCGAACTACACGAAACACCAACCGAGGAAACTCAAATGCGAATGCTCACGCTCGAGGAGGTCCAGAAGGATCTCCAAAACATCGCTGACCAGGTCGGCTCGACCGGCTTCATCCAGGCGAAGGCCCTTTATATGGAGAAGGTCGCCGTCGTCGACGAGAAGGGTGAACCCCTTTCCGCCGATCAGGTCGAGGTCGTCCTGATGCCGAAGATGGCCGAAGACGAAGAGGAGAAGGCCGTCGAAGACGAAGAAGAGGCGAAGGCCGAAGAGGACGAAGAGGAGAAGACCGTGACCCCGAAGTCGATCATCATGAACCGTCGGAAGGCTGTCGGTCCGGCGACGAAGATGATCCCCGC